CAATTTACGGGCTAACGAAATCAAAGCGCTAGACTCTAGTCTGTGGAACACAGGCACTAACCAGCCAAAACTGATTAGGAATGTAATTGGCTTGAACACAGCAAGGCGCGAGGGGTATAGCTCTGATATCATTGAGGATTTTAGAGTTGCTTCTGCAAGAATGATGAACACCCATTTGCAAAATAATGTTGTCAGCCCCGGCCTTGTGAACCGCAGGCTGATGGAGCAAGACCTCTTTCTGTTGGGCGAAATAGATTATAATAAACATAATTACAGCCAGCAGACCGCCGCTAAAGCAAAGCAGGCCATCCGAAATAATACTGAGCAGGGTGAGTTTAGTGGCAGTAGGGCGCGAGATTTTTTAAGGGTTGGACAATCCGTGCCTGAGATTTTGTACGACCGCCCGATGACACCAGCGTTTCCGTAGGAGATAAAGATGAGCTTTCTAGCACCGTCTGCACCACCACCACCACCACCTCCTCCGCCACCTCCGCCTGAGCCTGACCTCGGTCGCGCCCGTGCTATGGCAGAAGAGGCAGAACTTGAGGCTCGTGGCCGTCGCAAGGGGCGCGGCTCAACCATTGTTGCCGGTGCGCTTGGCCAAACTGTCCAGCCCACTGACGGCAAACCAACTTTGATGGGTTAAGCATGGCACAGGAAGCAGCACCGTTACTCAAGAGATTTGATTCTCTTAAAAGCCGCCGGGATAACTGGGACACCCATTATCAGGAACTGGCTGACTATATGCTCCCGCGTAAAGCGGACATCGTGAAGAAGCGCTCTCGCGGTGAAAAGCGTATGGAGTTGATTTACGACGGCACTGCACTCCAGTCCATCGACCTTATGGCTGCTTTCCTGCATGGCATGCTGACCAGCGGGGCTTCCCCTTGGTTCCATTTGGACGTGAAAAACGAGCAGCTTAACCGTGACGATGATGTGCGCGAGTGGCTGCAAGACACCAGCATGCGTATGATGCAGGCGTTTCAGCGCTCCAACTTTGAGACTGAAATCCACGAAGCCTACGTAGACCTTGTGGTCTTTGGCACAGCTTGCATGTTCACAGAGATGGACCGTGACAAGCTGCGGTTCAGCACCCGGCACATCTCTGAATACTACGTTTCAGAAGACCAGTACGGCATGGTCAACACCGTGTTCCGTATGTACAAATCCACAGCAGCGCAGGCTGTTGAGCGCTTTGGCTTTGATAACGTCGGCACCTTCATCCAGAAGACCTTTGAGAAAAGACCTGACGAGGAAGTCGAGATTCTGCATGCGGTTTTGCCGCGACTTTCACGAGATGTTACAAAACGTGACAATCTCAACATGCCCTTTATGTCAGTCTATGTGTGCAAGAACACAGGCATGATTATTAGCGAGGGTGGCTTTGAAGAACTGCCCTATGTTGTGCCGCGCTTCCTGAAAGCTACCGGCGAAGTGATGGGACGCAGCCCGGCCATGACAGCGCTGCCTGACGTTAAGATGTTGAATCTTATGTCAAAAACCATCATCCAAGCGGCTCAGAAGCAGATTGACCCGCCGCTGCTGGTGCCTGATGACGGCTTTCTGCTGCCTATCCGCACCCAGCCTGGTGGCCTCAACTTCTTCCGCGCTGGCACACGCGAGACGATTACGCCGCTGAACACTGGCGCAAACATTCCGATTGGCCTGAACATGGAAGAGCAGCGCCGTGCGGCTATCCGTCAGGCGTTTTATGTTGACCAGATTCTGACTGCTGGCTCCCCGCAGATGACTGCGACCGAGGTTATTCAGCGTCAGGAAGAGCGCATGCGCGTCATTGGCCCGGTTCTTGGCCGTCTGATGAACGAGTTGCTTCGCCCGCTGATTGACCGGGTGTTCGCACTAATGCTGCGCAACGACATGCTTGCCACCCCGCCGGAGGTTCTTCAAGGGATGGATATTGATATTGAGTATGTGTCGCCGCTGGCACGGGCTCAGAAATCGAGCAGCCTGAACAACACAATGCGGGCTCTTGAAATCCTGCTACCGCTGGCTCAAAGCCTGCCGGTTGGCGACCACATCGACCCTGACGGTCTGGTGCAGCATGTGACAGACTCCCTTGGTGTTCCGAAGACTACGCTCAAGTCGCAGCGTGAAGTTGACGAGACACGGCAAGCGCGGGCGCAGGCAGAGCAAGAAGCTATGCAGCGCCAGCGTGACCAAGAGGATGTTTACACCACAGCGCAAGCTGCACAGGCAGTCAGGATGGTACAGTCGTGAAGGACATCGAAAAGCTAAAGCATATGTATACCGAGACCTTTGGCAGCGAAGCTGGGCAAAAGGTTCTCAGAGACCTTGAGGCGCGTTCAAACTGGCGGGCCTTGAGCTATGTGGCGGGTGACCCCAATGCCACAGCCTTTGAAGAGGGCAAACGTGCCGTTCTTCTTCACATTCACAACATGATGACACAGGAGTAACTATGTCAGAGGAAGCTATCGAACAGGTAGCCCAGTCTGAGCCAACTGTGCTGGAAACACCGGCAGAGACGGCCCAAGGCGGGTCTGGTAACGATTTCTTGCAAATGGTGCCGGAGGAATTGAGAGAGCATCCAAGCCTCTCCCCAATCAAAGACGTTGAGAACCTCGCGAGGTCTTACGTTAATGCGCAGCGCCTGATTGGTGCTGATAAGATTCCAGTCCCCGTAAACCCAACCGACGAGGATTTGGACAATATTTACAACAGGTTAGGCAGACCAGAGTCCGTCGATGGCTACGAGATTGCTGTCGATGGCAATATTGTCACAGAGGATGTCGCCAAGTCTTACGCTGACATAGCGCATAAACTGCGCCTGACGCCGGACCAAGCTAACGGCATTATGGACTATTATCGCAGTATGGCCTCACAAGCCTCTGAGATGACAACAGAAGCTGAGACACAACAGCGCAGCCAGACCGAGATGGCGCTTCGCAAGGAGTGGGGCGATGACTTTGATGCCCGCATTGAAGATGCTGGCAAAATTGCACAGCAGTTTGGTGGCGGTGAGTTGCTTGAGATGAAGCTGGCAGATGGCACAAAAGTCGGGAATCATCCTGATTTTATTAAGGCATTTGCAAAAATTGCTGAGTTCAGGCAAAGTGTGACCAGTGAAGACACGGTATCTGATGCTCCTAGCAGCAGCATGATGACCCGTCAGTCAGCGCAGCAAGAGATTGATGCGATTATGAATGACAAGTCACATGCGTATTGGGACCGTAAGAACGTGATTGGTCGCCAAGCGGCCATTGAGCGTGTACAAGATTTGATGGGCGTTCTGCATGGAACAGGATGATTTGGTCCATGTGCGCCTTGAGTGTTTACGTTACGCGATTGAGTTTGGAACCGCGCGTGATGTAGTCGAACCGGCCCGACTCGCAGATAAATACTACGAGTGGGTCATGCAGGGTAGCGAGGAAACTCGTCCTGCCGACAACCGGAAAGACGGTGGCCGCAAGCAGGCTCGAAAAGCTAGGAGTGTCCGAGAGGGTAGCACACCGGAATCTAGTGCAACCATGACGTAGAAGGAGAGACAGGATGTCTACTCAAGTCACTACGGCATTTGTACAACAGTATTCTGCGAATGTGCAGATGCTTGCACAGCAGATGGGTTCCCGTCTGCGTGATACTGTGCGCATCGAGAATGTTGTTGGTAAAAATGCCTTTATCGACCAAGTTGGTGTAGCGACCGCGCAACTGCGGACTACTCGTCACGCCGACACCCCTCAGATGGATACGCCACATGCGCGTCGTCGCCTGAGCCTCGCATCGTATGAGTACGCCGACCTTATCGACGACCAAGACAAGGTTCGTATGCTCATCGACCCAACCTCGTCCTACGCTCAGGCAGCAGCCGCTGCTATGGGTCGTGCCATGGACGATGTTATCATCACTGCATTTGACGCTGCTGCCAACACTGGCGAAACCGGCTCGACCTCGACCGCTTTCGACACCAACCAGGATGTTGCAGTTTCTGTCGGTGGTGCTGACACCAACATGAACCTGACCAAGCTGCGCGAAGCCAAGCGTCTGCTGGATGCGGCTGATGTTGACCCTTCGATTCCTCGCTACATCGTAATGGGCCCAAGCCAAATCCATGCACTGCTTGCTGACACCAGCGTCACCTCTGCCGACTTCAACACTGTGAAGGCTCTGGTCCAGGGTGAAATCAATCAGTTCATGGGCTTCAACTTCATCATGTCGAACCGCCTGTCGGTTGATGCCAACAACGTCCGTACTTGCTTTGCTTGGGCAGAGGAAGGTCTGGCGCTGGGCATCGGCAAAGACGTATCGGCTCGGATTGATGAGCGTGCAGACAAGGGTTACGCAACCCAGGTCTACTACTGCATGGACATCGGCGCTACACGGATGCAAGAGAACATGGTTGTTCGCATCAAGTGTGACGAAGATGACCTTGACGGCGCAGCGTAAGGGAGATTGAGAGATGACGACAAAAAACTCTGACCTCATTGCCAACCTTGAGGCACTCCCGCAAGTTGCTAACAACGCATCTGAGCTTGGCGGACGTGTCCGTATTGCTCAGGGCAACGTAGCACTTGCCGCTGGTGACAGCACCGATGACGACATCGTAATGCTGGCACCTGTACCAACCCATGCGACCCTTGTGTCCGTCCGCGTAGGTTCTGACAACCTTGGCGGCACTTGCACCTACAACGTTGGTTTCTACACCAACGACGGTGTGGTTGTGGACGAAGACGCGCTGGCAACCAGTGTTGCCGACGCGGCTGGTGTGGCCGAGCTTCGCTATGAAGTTCTGGACCTGAACACCACTGGTCAACAGGTTTGGGAGCTTGCAGGGCAAAGCTCTGACCCAAGCGACGTGTACTACATCGCTGCAACGTTCAATGCTACCGGCGGTTCCGCTGGTGACATGGCGTTCATCATTGAGTACGTCGTAGACTAACCAGTTAAGGGGGGCGGCTTGAAACCGCCCTCCTTTCACTCCTGCTCCGGGGGATAGACGGGTGGAGTACAACAGGGACTTCCGGTACGACCTCAAGGTAGGTCAAATGGCGGAAAGTTGGCTTGCTGACGTACTGCAAAACCGAACTATCGAAATAAAGAGAGACTTCAAGGCTTCACGAACCGGCAGGGTGTTTGTGGAGTTTTTTTCTAGGGGGAAGCCGTCAGGCATAGACACGACCGAAGCAGACTTCTGGGCATTTATCATTGACGGCGAAACTGTGGTAATATTGCCCACGGCACGGCTCAAAGAGCTTGTGCAGGAAGCCAAGGACGAAGGCAAGATTTGGAAGGGCGGAGACTCTAATACGAGCCAAGGCGTCCTCATAGATTTGGAAAGGTTAGTAAAGTAATGCCATCCGTAGTGGACATCTGTAACGAGGCAATGGACCTGTTGGGTGCAGCTACGATTACTGCGCTCACCGAAAACTCAAAAGAAGCAAGACTGTGTAACCGTCGGTTTGAAACTGTCAGAGATGGTGTCTTGCGCTCTCACCCTTGGAATGTAGCAATTACGCGGGCATCGCTAGCAAAGGACTCTGAAACACCGGCCTTTGGCTTTGCCAATCAGTTTACGCTGCCGACTGACCCGTACTGCTTGCGGGTGTTATCCTTCTGGAACAGCAACATCGACAGTGACGTGGCTCCGTATGACAGCGAGGTCATGTTTAAGATTGAGGGCCGCAAGGTTCTTAGCAACGAAGGTACCTGTAAGATTACTTACTTGGCCCGCATCACGGACACAGAGACTTACGACTCCCTGCTTTCCAGCACCATTGCTCACAAGCTGGCGGCTGAGACTGCCTACGCAATCACGGGCAGCACGACTGTGAGCCAGTCCATGCAGCAGCTATACGAGTTGCGGATGCGTGAGGCACGGTCCATTGACGCTATGGAAGGTGTGCCGGACAAAATGATTGCAGACGACTTTGTGAACATCAGGTTCTGATATGGCCCGTGTTTCAACTATTGTCACAAACTTTCAAGCGGGTGAGTTCTCTCCGCGCCTTGAAGGCCGCATTGATTTGCAAAAGTATGCCTCTGGCGCACAGAAGCTGGAGAACATGCTTATCTTCCCGCAGGGCGGCATCACCCGCAGGCCCGGCACGAAGTACGCTGGCACGTCAAAAGACGGTGGTAAGGTCCGACTCATCGACTTCCAGTTCAGTGACGAACAGGCGTATGTCCTTGAATTTGGGGCGAATTATATCCGCTTTTTCAAAGATGGCGGGATACTGACCGAGGCCACGGAAACCATCAGTGGCGCAACGCAAGCCAACCCTGTTGTTCTTACGATTACTGGCCACAGCCTGAGCAACGGCGACCGCATCTTTGTGAAAAATGTTGGCGGCATGGTGGAGTTGAATAACCGTGAATTTACGGTGGCCAATGCTACGACAAACACTATTGAGTTGTCTGGCATCGACGGGTCTGCGTTCACGGCCTACACCAGCGGCGGCACCTCTGGCAAGATTGTTGAAGTCGCTACCACATACTCAGCCACAGAGGTGTTTGAACTAAACCACGTTCAATCTGCCGACGTGTTGTATCTTGCGCACAAGGACCATGAGCCAGCAAAGCTGACCCGCACCACAGCTACCAGCTTTACGCTTGCAGACATAGACTTTGTTGACGGTCCTTATTTGGACGAGAACACCACAGAAACAACTCTTGAGCTTTCGGATTCAGCGCCCGGGACTGGTGTCAAAATGACATCAACGAGTGATTACTTTGTATCCACTCATGTCGGCGCGTTGTTCCGATTCAGGAAGCCCGTTGAGATTAACCACGAGGCTTGGGTTGCTGGCGAAACATACGCCAATGGCGATTTGGTATATTACAACGACAACGTATACGAAAACGTCACCGGCTCATCTACCACAACCGGCGCGACGCCACCCGTCCATCTTGAAGGCACTGAGTCTTATCACGACAGCACAACCGGATTTACGCAGTGGCTGTTCAGGCACAACGGCAGCGGGTATGTAAAGGTCACGTCTGTAGATTCTGGCTACATTGCAACCGTGGATGTTGTTGAGAGGGTTTCGGATAATCACGTCGCGTCCCTGACGGCAACAATCACGAACATAACTCAGGCAAACCCAGCGGTTGTTACTGCTTCATCTCACGGGTTTTCTAACGGCGACAAGATTATTATCCGAAGTGTCGTTGGTATGACAGAGGTTAATGACCTTGTATTCACCGTTGCCGGTGCCACCACAAACACCTTTCAGCTTTCTGGCATCGACTCTACAGGCTACACAGCATACACGAGTGGCGGCAGCGCTGGCTTGTCTGCGGGTGTTAAAACATGGTCTGAGGGTGCGTTTAGCGAAAAGAACGGCTACCCAAGGGCGGTGGCGTTTTACGAGGAGCGGTTGTTTTTCGCTGGCACAGTAAATCAGCCACAAACAATCTTTGGTTCAGTTACTGCCGATTTTGAGAACCATGAGCCGGGAACGGATGACGACAAGGGTATTAACGTTACGATTGCATCCGACCAAGTGAATGTCATCAAACACATGATTCAGGGCCGCTTTTTGCAGATTTTGACAAGCAGCGCTGAGTTCACCTTGTCGGGCGGCACTGGCACTCAGCCAGTCACACCAACTAACGTCAATGTTCTTCGTGAGACCACCTTTGGCTCGTCTGACGTGCGTCCTATCCGCGCCGGGTCCAGCACCATTCTTATCCAGAAGGGGCAGGAGAAGGTCAAAGAGGTTACGTTCGACTTGGACACTGACGGGCTTGTAGGGCGTGACCTGACCATCTTGGCAGAACACATCGCCCGTGGCGGTTTGACTGACATGATTTGGCAGCAGGAGCCTGAGCTTATCCTGTGGTTTGTGCGCACAGATGGCACTTTGATTGGTTTGTCCTACGACCCGCAGAACCAGACGATTGGCTGGCACACTCACCCGCTGGGCGGCACCGCTGTTGTCGAGAGCATCACGGCCATCCCAAGCGGCGCAGAAGACCAAGTGTACCTGTCTGTGCAGCGCACTATTGACAGCACAACAGTCCGTCACATTGTCTTCATGGAGAACATCTATTTCGGCACTGACGTTGCTGATGCCTTCTATGTAGACTCTGGCCTTACATACGACGACAGCGCCACCACCACCATTAGTGGTCTTAACCACCTTGAGGGCGAGACGGTTCAGATTCTGGCCGACGGCGCTGCTCACGCAGACAAGGTTGTTAGCGGCGGTGTGGTAACACTGGACCGCAGTGCCAGCACGGTGCATGTCGGCTATTCTTATGACTCAAAGGTTCAAACGCTGCGCCTGGAGGGCGGGGCTGACGACGGTGTGTCTCAAGGCAAAATCAAGCGCATCCACGGAGCCACTATCCGGTTCCTCGACACAGTGGGTGCGGAGATTGGGCCAGATGAGAATAATCTTGACCGTCTGCCATTCCGAGACAGCAGCATGTCGATGGACGAGGCTGTTCCCATGTTTGATGGGGACAAGGAAATCTTCTTCCCATCAGGCTATGACAACGATGCCAGAGTGTTCGTTAGACAGACGCAGCCCCTGCCGATGACAATTCTGGCAGTGATGCGGAGGTCCAACACATTCGATGCTTAACATACGACCCTACACACATGATGATGTGTACAACATTGACTTGGATTACGAGTTTGGGCAGGCGTCCCGCGCGGGGCTGTTAGGTCACGACAACATAGTGGGCTACACGTTGCTTGACGACGACAAGGTTCTGGCTGTTGGCGGAGCGCATATTATGTGGTTTGGCGCAGGGGAAGGCTGGGTGCTGGTATCACCAGATTGCCTCAAAACCCCGGCATCCTTTGCCCGTTATGCAAAACGGCTGTTTGGTAGTATATTGCAAGATACTGATTTAAGGAGAGTGCAGGCCAGCATCCACGTTGACGACGACCGCGCGTACAGGTTTGCAGAATGGCTTGGCTTTGAGAACGAGGGCATCATGCGTAAGTACGGCGTAGACGGCGGCGATTACTACAGAATGGCGAGGGTGCAATAATGAACTATGCAGCTATTGCCGCTGGCGCATCTGTTGCGCAAGGTGTTATGAGCTTCAAGGGCAACCGGCAGGCCGCTCGACAAGCCCGTTTGATTGCCAATTACAATGCCCAAGTCGAAGAGAACAACCTTGTCATTCTCCAACGCGCCCGCAGGGACCAAGAGCTTCAAGTCAGGCGGCAGGGTGAGCAGCTTGTTGGGGCGCAGCGGGTTGCTGTAGGCGCAAGCGGCATACAAGAGCGCGGCACACCGTTGAACATTTATGCCAACGCCTACTTTGGTATAGAGCGTGACGCGGCCCGGATTCAGTATGCCTCGAGTGTTGACGAGGTTCGGGCGGTTGCTGCTTCTCGTAAGGAAATCATGGAAGGTCGAGCCCGCGCCGCATCTTACGAATACGCAGCTATGGGTTCCTTGCTTGGCGGCACAACGCAAGCCTTTAGCACTTACGGCCAACTTGGCGGGTTTGACACGACAGGAACAGTTTAATGCCACAAATCCCTATTTATAACCGTGGGCAAGGCCCGACAGTGCAGATGACAACCGGCACTCTCGGCCCGAAACTGTCATCTCAAGTATTTGAAAGAGCCGCCGCAGCGCCTGGTGAGGTTGCCGCAAAGGCTCTCGGGGACATTGCCAAGGTAGCCGCTGACTTTGAGGTCAGAGAGCAAAAAGCAGAGCTTGAGGCTGCTGAACGCGACCTGATGAACAAGGCTGATGAGGCCGCAGACAGGTTTGTTTTTGAAAACAGCGACGACAACTACCGCGCCTACGGCATCAATGCTAGCAATTTCAAGACCGACTGGCTGCAATCAAATGTGGACACATATGAAGGACTGAACAACCGCCAACGTGCAGCTCTGTCAAACAACATCGACCGCCGCATGCAGCTTAAACTGCAACCCGGCAAGGTAAATGCTTTTAATCGCGGGCAGGCCCGCAAGACCGATGTCTTTAACAAGGCGGCAGAGATTCTTGTTAAGGAGATGGCCAACATAAAAGCCACCGAACGCCCAGACATGCCGATGTCACGAGAAGACATCCGCATGATGGCAAAGTTTGATGAAGAGCTTGATGGTCTGTTTGAGTCGGCGCGGGAGCAGGGCCTGCAAGTCTCTTGGACCCCAGAGAGTGTCCGCTTTGAGGTGCAGCGTGAGGTTATAACTGGCTTCATGCAGGACGAAACCAAGCCGCTTTCGTTCTTTGAAGACTTGGAAGATGAAATCTTAAACGGCACGGGCGCATATGCCGAGAACACCCGCGACGAGCGAGAGCGCCTTGCTGGCATGTTGTCCGGCCATGTTAATGAGCTTGAGACGGTGGCTGTGGCTGACGCAACGGCAGCAGGCGCTAATGCCTTGGCTGGGCTGACAATAGAAACAAACTCTGCGAACAGGACAGTTGCTCTCAAGGACGGATTAGTAGCCGCAGAAAAGCTACGCAACTTGGGCAAATTCGCCGCCGCTACAAAACTTGAAGTTGACTTGCGTAGCACTAATGCAGCGCTAAACGCATCTGACAACTTGATGTTTGCGCCAGAGGCGGACGTGCAAGCGTTTATGTCCAAGCAAAAGCAGTTCTTGGAAAGCGCACGACCCGAAGAAAGGGTAAATGCGCTGGCTGAGTACCAAGCCATGCAAAGGGTCATGGCTGCGCGAAAGGCGGCTATTGAGGAAGACGCTGCTGGATATGTCTATGATTCTTATTTCAGAAAATACAATCAAGCGCCCACACCTTCACAAATAGTGGAGCATCAGCGCCAGCTTGGTGTCCGGGAGGCAATCATCCGGCCATTTACTAAGCGTCAGTTTACCGAACTTTCCACGGGCATGGCTCAGGCTGATGCCTCTGGCAAGATGGATTTGATGGCGCAGTTCTTTGGTCAGTTTGAGGAGGGTGAGCAACGCAGTCTTGCTATGCGCGGAGCCCGCAACCTCGGGCTCACAGCCTCACAGAACATTGCCATGTCTAGGCCGGGCGACCCTCGTGCGCTCGACCTTCTAAACGCAGAAGGTGTGGACGACAAAGTTCTAAAGGCCAACTTAAAAGAAAAAGGTATAGACGCAGCAAAGCTGGGGGACATAACTAGCGCCGTAGACCAAGAGCTAGAGGAGTACCAGAAGAGCATCGTTGGTGATGCTGCCTCTGGCTACCTAGACCAGACCAGCACATCTGGCCGTCTGAACAGTGTCTTTGAGCAGAAACAAGCCATTTACAAACTGGCTCAAACCTATGTAGTGGCAGGGATGGACATAAGCCAAGCGGCCAAGAAAGCCGCCGGAGTCATCACGGAGCAGTTTGTTTTTGAAGAGTCTGGTGATGGCGCTGTTCGCATCCCTGCGGCTCAGGCGGGAGCCAGCGCTGACATCATGTCCTTCCTAAACAGAAAGTTGCGTCAGCCGGGCTTTCTTGAAAACGAATCTATTATTCCAGGCGATGCTGGTGTTGCAGAAGGCACTACCGATGAGGTTAGGGCCGGAATATTTGCATCGCAAGTCAGGCAAAACGGTCGCTGGCACACAACAGACGACAACAAGGGTGCTGTCCTGCTTGATGACTTTGGCAACGTGGTCATGAAGAAGGTCAACATGTTCGGTGAGCGTGGCGAGTTTCCGGTGTACTACGACTTTGCTGACATCGAGGAGCGCATCCAATACGAGGCTGAATACTTTAGAGATGTGGTAGACGGTGTGCAAGGTCTTATGGTAGCGCCCACAAGCCCAGACAGGATTTTAGCGACCGGGGCTGAAATTAGACAGGAGCGGCCTGACTTAATAGGTGGGCTGCGGTAATGCTGGAAATATACATCCCGCCCCAGCAGGACAACCCTACACTGCGCCAGAATTACTTTGACTATTCAAAGTCAGGCACGATGGATGTGCTGGGTGCCACCTTCCAGCAGGCTTTCTATGAAAACCCTATGAACGCCGCACTGCGCTCAACGCAGCTTTTCTTTGGTGGCGACACGGGCCGAAAGCTGACCCCGCAAGAATACCAAGAGAGCGAGTTCTTTCGGGAGGGCATCACGGTAGGAGAGGACGGCATCTACGAGGGTGCCGCTTCTATATTAGCTGAACGCTATGATGTGCGCTCCAAGCGGAAACTTATCCTGTCACGGTCCCGTGGCGGTGTTGGTTTGGGCGCAGCCCAGCTTGGTGTGGGCTTGGTCGCAAGCATGCTTGACCCGTTAGCTGTTGGGGCTGCTTTTATACCCGGTGTGGCCGCTGCGCGTTTGGGCATGGCTGTTGCCCGCCCAGTCACTGCCAGCGGTAGGTTTGCCAGAGGCGCTGTAGAGGGTGCCGTGGGAACGGCTGCTCTTGAGCCTATTGTCTATGGCGCTGCGCGGTACGAACAGGACGCAGATTACACGCTGGCTGACAGTATGCTCAACGTGGCCTTTGGCACTGTGCTTGGCGGCGGACTTCATGCTGTCGGCGGTGCAATCGGTGACGCAGTATCACGCTCACGGCTCAAAACAAAGAAGGCACTTTTGCAGACGGCGGTGGCCCAACTTGCCGATGGCAGGAAGGTTGACGTTGAGCCGCTAATAAAAGCTGACTCGCAGTTGCGCAATGACCCGGCTTTCCGTGGCGCGAATGTCGTCGATGAGAGCATTGGCGAAACACCTGATTTGGACATGCGCCCGAAGGGCAAGCGCATACCAGACTCGCTGCGCCCTCTACTTGTGCCTGGTGAGCGCCCCAAGAGCGTCAGGGAGTTTATCAGAAGCATTGGTGGCATTAAGGGAGATGACCCACTCGCTACCGACTTGCTTGAGCGCAGCGGCGGAGACAAGAGCCTGTTCCGCGCCAAGAGGGGCAAAGACAAGCAACCTTTGGACAGGGCCAGAGAGGCGGCAGAGGAGGCTGGTTATTTGCCAGAAGGCTCAACTGTTGATGACTTGCTTGAGCTTGTGGCACGGGACACAAAGGAAACGCCAGTATACTCGCAGCGTGACGCAGACTTTGATGCGCGTCTGGAACAGGCCAGAGCAATCAACGACGAGCTTGAGAAGTACCGCATTGACCCCAAGGGCTACACCGACCAGCAAATCGGGCGACTTTTGGAGGAGCGGTCACGCCTTGATGAGGTGCCGGAGGATGTGCCGGACGGACTGACAGAGGAAGAGTTTTACAGGCTGCGCAAAGAACAGCAGGAAGACACGGGCCGCAACCCTGACGTTGATGACTTTGTGGAGCGTATGCGCGAGGCTCAGGAGATTGAGGCCCGGTTTGACGACGAGCCACTTAAACGGCTGCAAGAAGAAAACGAACTGCTTGAGGAAGACATACGCTACCTTAGAGACGATGAGTTGCTGGACGAAGCAGCGCAGGAACAAATCCAAGTCTACAACCGCCTCACCGAGAAGGCCGAGGCTGGCTATGAGAAGGGGCTGCAAGCAGCGCAAATCTGTTTGACAGGGAAAGTATAATGCAAGCGTGTACCCAAGACATCATTGACGCAATGCGCCAGGCTGGCTTTGAGATTGACGAGGAAGAAGCAGCGGACATCCTTGGTGCTTTTGTAGATGACCTTGAGAAGCAGCAGGGCAAGATTTACTCACAATCCCAAGAAAATCAATTGCTTGAGCGCAGGCTGAAAATACACCAGCAGGCCAAGATTAGTGCTGCCATTCAGAAGCGCAACTTCCTGATTAACCAGAAACGCGCCGCGCAGCTCAAGCAGGACATAGACAATTACGATGGCTCGGCAGCCGATGCCCTTCTCGACCGGCTTGTTGGTTCGGTAAAGAACTACGCAGGCGGGCGCATGAGTGTTGACGCAAGGCGTCAGGGCATCCAGAACGACGGCGCTGGCCTGCTGCTTGCAGAGTTGCAGAAGAACGACCTTGTTGGCTTGTTCCAGTCAGGACAGCTTGATGAGATGATTTACAAGGAGCTATTCGACGGGTTTGGTGCGTCGGGCAACGCAGAGGCACGGCAGATTGCGGAAGTCATCCAGCGTGTTCAGAAGAACCTTCTCGACCGCAAGAACAGGAACGGCGCGAATATTGGCGAGTTGGCAAGCTATGTTGTCCGTCAGCGGCATGACCCGAACCGCCTGCGCGATGCAGGGTTCGACCAATGGTACAACGACATCGTTCCTTTGCTGGATGTAGAAAAGACTTTTGACGGGGTGCGGGGTGGCGAAGCCGGGCGCAAGGCTTTCTTGCGTGAAGCCTACAACCACCTCGAGAGCGGCAACTTTCAGAAAACATCGTCTGTGACTGGTGAAGATGGCAAGGTTGACCCACTGACCGCGTTCAAAGGCCCGGCCAACTTGGCCAAGAAACTTAGCGGCTCCCGCGTCCTGCACTTTAGGGACGGCAAGTCCAGTTACCAGTACGCCAACAAGTATTCTGGCAAGAACCTGATTACATCCGTGCTAGACGGCATATCAAATGACGCTCAGTCCATTGCGCTTATGGAAGTGCTTGGCACAAACCCAGAAGCCATGCTCGAGACTTTCATCCGCAACCGGCCCGACATTACGGACACGGGTGCGCGTCGACTGCGCAATGCCTTGAAGGAGCTTGACGGCACGACCCGCGCTGTTGGAGCAGCCCAGACCAAGGTTCTTGGGGCAGACATGACCGCAGTGGCTGGGTCTCTCCGGGCTCTGCAAAACATGTCAAAGCTGGGATTTGCTACAATCTCCTCATTCTCAGACATCGCGTCCAAGGCAACGTTGTTGCAGCGGGAGACTGGCCGCAGCTTCTTTGAGTCTTATAACGAAGCCATCCTTGATGTGATGCGCGGGTTCACAGACACGCAAAAACGCGAGTTCTCGTATTACCTTGGCACGGGTCTTGACACGTTCCTCGGCAGCATACACTCGCGGTGGGCGGCAGATGACCAGTTGCCCGGTATGATGACCAAGGCGCAACAAACCTATTTTAAGCTGAACGGCATGCAGTTTTGGAACAGTGCCCAGAAAGACGGCGTTGCCAAAATACTTGCAGCGGACTTGGCCAAGAACGTGGGCAAAAGGTTTGATGACTTGCCTGTTGAGTTGCGCACAACGCTTGAACTGTACGACATAAACGCGCAGGAACTGGCGTTGTTCCGTGGTGTAGACCGCCAAGGCCCAGACGGGCGCGAGTATGTGTTCCCATCAATGGTGGATGAGGTTGATGATGCTGCTATAGACGCAGCAGCCTCAGTAAGATTTAAGAGAACAGTCGTAACGCCTGAGATGAGGCAACAGTTTCGGGATGATTTGCGCACAAGGATTGCGGCTTACTACGCAGACAGCGCGGATGCGGCTGTGCCTACACCCGGCGCACGGGAACGTGCCATCATGAACCAAGGCACCAAGCGCGGCACACCTGTCGGTGAAGCCATACGCATGTTTACGCAGTTCAAGTCATTCCCCATCACTTTTGTGACCAAGGGGTTACAGCGTCAATATTATGGCCAGAAGGCTGTGGGGCGGTCTGGCGCAATAGGCATTGCTCAGCTTATGGTTGGGACGACAATCATGGGCTATATAGCAAATGCCACCAAAGATGTTCTCAAGGGGCGTGAGCCGCGAGAGGTGTTTACCCGCGAGAGGGCGTTCAAAAGCTTTACAGAGGCGTTTGTCGCGGGTGGTGGCGCTGGCATTTACGGCGACTTCCTGTTTGGTGAATACAATCGCTATGGGCAGTCACTCACACAGACTCTCGCTGGCCCCACATTTGGCACAGCGGATGATATTGCCCGCATTTACGGCAACATGATGTCTGGCAACTTGGACAAAGCTGGCGAAAAGGCTGTCAATTTTTTCTTTAGAAACGTGCCTGGCGCAAACCTGTTCTACCTCAAGATGGGCATAGACTATCTGTTCCTGCATGGCATCTCAGAGATGATGAACCCGGGCTACATGCGCCGCTTGGAAAGGCGTATTGAGCGAGAGACCGGCAGTGAGTTTTACCTTCCGCCAAGCGAGTTTGCCGTAGGCAGCTAGTTAAGGTATAAGATACCGAAGGAGTGACGCATGACAATCAGCAG